TAGATACGCTTAAAAAGACTACAATGGCTACTTTCTTTCAGGTGGCTAACGAGATAGGGCTGAAAGCAGGCGAAGATTTCATCTATAATCAGCAGAGCCACATCATTAAGTTCAGCAATGGCTCAGAAATAATCTTAGCCGATTTGTTTCTTTATCCATCAGATCCTATGATGACTGACTTAGGAGGGTTAGAAGTCACTGATGTATTTATAGATGAAGCTACTGAGATAACTGAGAAGGCTTATTCTATTGTTAGCTCACGTATAAGATATAAGCTTAACGAGTTCGGGCTTAAGCCTAAGATATTACTCACGTGCAATCCTTCAAAGGGGTGGATATACAATCAATTTTACTTACCCTACAAGAATCAGAATCTGCCTGAGCATAGAGCATTTGTGCAGGCGCTACCTGGGGACAATTTGTACCTACCTGACAGTTATGTTACAAGCCTTACCCGATTACCCGAAGCAGATAGGAAGAGACTCTTAGAAGGAGACTGGGAATTTGATAACAGCTCAGATAGATTATACATGTATGATGAGCTTATGCGCTGCTTTCGTGAGCCTATGAATGTAGGAGATGGATACATCACTGCCGACATTGCGCGGCTTGGTAAGGATAGAACTGTGCTTTGTGTGTGGAAAGGATTAAGCTGTATTGATATAGTAGTGCTTAGGCAAAAGCGCCAAGATGAAGTTAAGGCGGAGATACAAAGATTAATGAACACTCACAGCATTAGATTAAGCAATGTACTTGCCGATGCTGATGGTGTGGGGGGAGGCCTCGTTGATAGCCTACGCTGCCGCGAATTTATGAATGGTAGTAAAGCAGTGCGAGGAACGCAATACATGAATTTAAAAGCAGATTGTTATTTCAGACTTGGTGAGCTAATAGATAAGAATGAGATTACCTTACCTATCAAATGGCAGGAAGATATAGTAAAAGAGCTTGAGTTAGTCAGGAGGGTAGATCCTGATAAGGAGGGAAAGCTTCGCGTTACATCTAAAGATACTATTAGCCAGCGCACCGGTGGGATATCTCCCGATATAGCAGATGCTATAATGATGAGAGCTTTCTTTGAGCTTAATAGGAATTATACCAAGTATGCGTTTATCTAACGTAAAGTGTGATTTAGCACATTTTATCGTACTTAAAAGTGTAAAATAATCTACATCAATTCGGAGCACAGCCGAATTACCTGCATGAATTTTTCTAAAAATTATACCCTAAAGGGGCAATTAGGGAGTACTCCCTATGTTTTCTATCCCTACAGGGTATAAACTAAAATAGGCCTGCACGTTTGCAAGCCTATCTCAGATAATCAATAATCATTGCTAAACCAAAAGCAAATTCTTAGGCCAAAGATATAGCGCTTAATGCTATGTGAATAAGTATGTTAACAAGATGTTGATTTAGATTAAGTTAATAGACTAATTTTGAGTCATGAAGAATGAGGAAGCCTTAATACAAGAGGCTGTTATTAACTATATTAACGCACAATATCCGCGTTTACTTTACTGTGCTTCAGCTGGTGGTGTTCGTACATCCATGAAGCAAGCGGTAAAGATGAAGAAAACAGGATACGTCAAAGGCTTTCCTGACATCTTTATCTACAACGCTAAGGGCCCATTCTTTGGATTAGCTATAGAGATGAAAACAGCTAAGGGTGTGATGAGTCAATCTCAGAAAGACTGGCAGGCAAAGTTAATTAACAATGGCTACCAAGCTGTTACATGCAAGAGCTTCGATGAGGCTAAAAAAGTTATAGATGACTACATGGCGCTCCGAAATAAATAAGTGCTATCCCGAATGGCGCAGAGTGGCAGCAACTGTTACACGTCAAGACTTGGCTGATGAGCTTCTGCACGATACGCTGCTTAAGATATTGGAATCAGACAAAGATAAGTTACAAGACATTCACGATAGAGGTAAGCTCAATAACTACGTGAGCAATGCTATCCGCTTATCTGCACGATGCAGTAACAGCTCATTCAACTATACCAGGTTAAGATTCGAAAAGATACGCAACGATCTGAAAGATGATATCATTGATGATGTAAATAAGAGTGTAGGCATGCGCTTAGAGAATGAGCAGTTAGATATCTTTATCAGTAGACTGCCTTACTTTGAGAGGGAGCTATTCTTTCTTTACGCATTGGATGACTTCTCTTATCAGGAATTGGCTAAAGAGACTGGTATACCTTTGAACTATCTTTACCGGACAATTAAGAAAGCGAAAACAACACTACGTAATTCATTACAGATATGATGATAAATAGCACAGACTTTGAAGCGAGAGTTAAGGTATGCAAAGAGTGCCCTGTATACAATAAGCAGTTTGGTACTTGTGGTCCGCCAATTAATGCGATTAACCCATTTAAACGGCCTCATCAAATTGGTGAGATAACCTTTAAACCTTGTGGTTGTCCTATTGATCACTTAGCAAGTTATGCAGCTACTGACTGCCCAGCTAAGCAATGGCCTAAGCTCGATGCTAAAGATTGGCAGATGCCAACACTTGAACACATCAGAGAGATTCGTAAGCGAGGAAGATTAGAGCCAGGTGAGATGGCTAAGATATTCAAACTGAGAAAAGAATACTTAGGCATCAGAGATGGCAGAAGCTTTACATCTTGCGCTCCCTGCATGAATGACTTGCTAAACAGATTAGAAAGGCATTTGATGGAAGATTTAGCGAAAGCTGAACAAGCTCAAGCACTAATTGAATTAACACAGGTAGACCTTACTCCTGAACCAACAACAGAGGTAACTAATACACCCATAAAAAAACGTAGAGCTAAAAGAAAAAAACTATGACACTATTACTAATTTACTTAGCAGGCTTTCTGCTGCACTTTGCAATCCTCTCTCTGAACGTTTACAGACATCAGAGGCACTTATCTAACTACCATTGGTATGCTTATGTGGGTGTAGCATTTACAGGCTTTGTATGGCTGCCTTTTTGGATATACATCACAGTGCTACGTTTTAAACAGCCTAAATAGTTTTCAACAATAGTACGTGTAATTAATTTACAATTCTATATTTGTCTCATGCGACATATTACTGTAAGATTTGATTTTAGGTTTAATACTGCTCTGGGGGTGTTGTCGCATGCACCTCTGGAGCTTTCTTATTTTAGATGAATAGCACTCACTACCTGAGTAAGTCAAAGCTCAGTAACCAATGACCACACTTGCATCACACCAATGCTTGGAACGAGCAACTACTCTTTTAAGAGTGAGGCAGTTTGTTTTTCTTGGGGGAGCTTTTTCTTTTCTTTCTTTTTCTTTTTACCTTTTTTCTTTTTCTTTCTTTTCTTTTGTTTATGATTAAATCTACTGCTAACAATAAGCTAAGAGCTGCTAAGAAGCAGATATTTAGTATACTGCTAAAGCAATATGCTATTAAAGTTAAACCTGGTATAAAGCAGAAGGTTTATCTTAAAGAGTTCTTATCTTTAAATAATTTGACTGCTCCAACAAATAATAAACTAAATGAGTACATTATAGAATTATTTGATAGTGCTGATTTTGATGTGATAGGTGCTAATTATGATAGAAATTATAGCCCATCTGATTTAAAGAAATTGAGGGTGCAATTAGTAAAAATGTATGGAGAAAAATGCATGTGCTGCAATTCAACTGAGCATATATCAGTAGACCATATTAAACCTTATTCATTGTACAAAGAATTATCTTTAGATTTTGATAACTTACAACTACTATGTAAGTCATGTAACAGTAAGAAGTCTAATAGGCATTCTACTGATTATAGGCCATTAACTAAAGCTAAAAGCTAATTACACTAATAGTTATAACTAATAAAGATTAATATAAATGAGTGACAATAACTATAACTTTTTAAAAGCTCAAGTAAAAGCATTTCATCCTAACTGGACTGAAGAGCAAGTTAATAAAGAATGTGAGCGCATCTTAAATGATGGTGAGGGTGGAGAGGATGAGAGCTGCCTTTATTGTGGATCGTAATCCAAAATTATTATAGTTTTTTTCGATTGTAATCCAAAAATATCATGTATAAACAAATGGCTATTGATTATTATACTAATCACAAAGACTTTAAGAAAGCACTTGCAGCAGGCATAGCTATGGATAATGCTTTAGCTAAAGACTATACACCAGGTGGCAGCACTAACACTCATTTTATGATGAGCAACTTTTTGAAGTATTTTAGTTACGAAAGATTACCCAAATGATATTAATACCAGCTCAACTCGAATCAGTAGGCACTCGAAAGGATAAGACTCTTAAGCTTACCTTTGGCACTAACGAACTCTCACCGGCACAAGCAGCTGAGCTATTTGGCACAGCTAATCAGTTCGGATATCTTGCATTTAAAGATGAGAGCTTCAGACGTGAGGAGCTGGATGCTGTAGAATCTCTTAAATCAGAGTTAGAAGATACTTTAAAGAAGCCATCACAAAGATTGAGAGGTATTTTATTTAGATGTTATGAGGCTGATTCAGAGGGATTTACTACATTTGCTAAATACTATGACTCTAAGATGGAGCAGTTAATAACACACTTTAAGAATAAGTTAGCATGAGTGAGCAGCCTTTACAAAAATTGACAATCAAAAAAGAAGCTATGATTCAGGCACTTACGGCTTCGCTTGGCAATGTAACTGAGGCATGTGAGAAGATGGGCTTAAGTAGAACTATTCACTATGAATGGCTTAAAGATGATCCTGAGTATTCTGCCGCTGTAGCTTCGCTTAAGAATGTAGCACTTGACTTCGCAGAATCACAACTCAAGAAACTAATGGAGGGAGCAGAGCGCCAAGCTTTAACTCACGATGGTGAGGTAGTAACTATTAAGGATGCACCTAACACATCAGCTGTGATATTCTACCTAAAGACTCAGGGTAAGCAGAGAGGGTATATCGAAAGGCAAGAGCTGAGCACTGAGATAAAAAGCATTAACATAACTATAGACGGCACTAACATATGAAAAAGATATTGTACAAAGTTTTCGCATTTGGCTTTTTGTTAGGCTGGGTAATGATGTACCTAATTGCTAAATTCTTTCACCAATTATGAGCGACAAGATAATAAGCACTAAGTACAGTGATCAGACACTCGGCACGTACGTAGACTTCATGGCTGCGGGTGAAGATACTATCTCACAGATACAAGCTATCACAGGATTGAAGAGAGACGATATCAGGAAGATTGATGTCACACAAATTGAAAAAATTGTGACAGCTTACGCTAATGGTTTAAAGAATGATGAGAAGGTATTTAAGCAGTTTATAGAGATAGACGGTATTAAGTTCGGCTTTCATCCTAATCTGAAAAGCATGACCTTTGGAGAGTGGTTAGATTTGTCTGAGCTGAGTAAGAACTTCCCTCACCAACTGCCTGAGCTAATGTGTATTCTTTACAGGCCAGTTACTGCTGAGATTAATCTGCAATACAAGATAG